AAAAAAACAGAAAGGGGGCAAGATTTTTTAGGTCTTACCCCCTTCCAGCAGTTTTGGATATAGGCGTTATGCGGCTACTGCCGAGCGTCCTTGAGGCGTAAAACGGGACAGCTTCGCCGCCAGTCCTTCGCTAATACTCATCCTACGCTGCTGGGAATCTGTAGCTTTGGGGCTGCTTTCGATCTTTGATGCACCCTTGAGTTTGTTAATAAAGTCATCCTTTTCTTTTAACATCTCAGCCTGTGCTTTGACCAAGGCTTGGAGCTTCTTGTAAACCCGGCCCTGATGGATCAGGCGGTTCATGTCATCCACTGATGCTGGATCATCGCTCTGCTTGGTAGCGGCGAGAGCAACAGCATCATCTTTAGTCGTATCAAACTCAATACCTTTGTCCTTCATGTAGGCCGAGATTTCGTCGGAAATTTGTATCTCTTTTTCTGTCAATTCTCCCTGCTTCTTGTAGCTATCGCGCCATGTGTTGATGAACTGGCTGCGGGCCTCCACCTCCTTCTCCTTCGCCCTGCGGGTCAGATCGTCTTTGGTGGTCTTCCAGTCTATTAGAGCGTTATAGTGGACTTGCGTGGCCTTCTCAAAGTTCTTGATCGCATCAACGAACCTAACTTGGTTGTAGATATCAAGAGATTGTGTGAGTTCTTTCAGTGTCTCATTCTTCTCCCGCAATGCCTCGCGGCGGGCCTCGTCTGTCTGTGCTGCGTAGATAGCCGAGTTTGCAGCCGTTGCGCGGTTGAACAAGGCAAGAAGCGTTGGATCGTCTGCAACAATTTCTTTGGCCTCGAAATACGAGCTTTGGATTGGCGTCACATACTTCTCTTGGAAGTCTTGGCTTTGAGTGATGTCGTGGAACTCCACCTTCTGTCGAAGTTCTTGCAGTTCTTTCGTGAGGTTGGCTTCCAATTCAGCCTTCTGCTCATTCGCCTTGTTGAGTTGTTCCTGATAGTGGTTAGCCTCCTGCGTGGATTGGCTGTTCTTTACCAGCTGCTCAAGTTCCGCGATCTTGCTGGTGTATTTCGGAATCTCGTCGTTCTTGAACTTCTCCAGTTCTTCTTTGAGGCGGCGGTTCTCCTCAATTTGTTTCTGAACAAAGCCCGGCTTCTTCTTCTCAATGCTGATGAGCGGCTTCTTCTCCTGCTCGTTATCGTTAACGATAACTTCATCCTGCTCTTCTACGGTCTGTTCCTCTTTGGGCTGTGCCGCCGAGCCATCTGGATTCTTTGCAAACCTCTTGAGGAAGTCTGCTGTGTTTCCTTTGATGGGGACTGTTTGTTTCGATTGGAGGTCTTTAATGATCTCCGCTGTTTCTTGCTGTTGTGTATCTTCGCTCATAAATTATGATTCATCGAGGTCGGGATCGATTACCCTATCCTCTTGTTGTTTCGCCTTCTTTGCCTTCTTGAACTTGTCTGTTCCAGATTCGGCGGCGACTTCGATTGAATTGATTGCGTGGCGCACGGATTCGATGCCTGCCGATGGACAGGTCATCAAGATGTGGGTTTTGAGCGCATACCATTCGTCATGGTTGATGATGGATGCACACAGTCCCTGTATTCGGTCTGTGGTGTTTGTCATTGTTGTTCAGGTTGAACTGGCTGCATGGGAACTTCCTCTTCCTCCTCGACCTCTACCTCCTCTTCGGGGGTTTCGATCTCCTCAGTCTCCTCTTCCTCTTCTACTTCCTCTACTTCCTCTTCTTCCTCTACTTCTGGCTGTCTAGCAATCTGCATCACTTGTTCCTCAAACATATTTGGCTGCTCCGGTTCGGCAACGCGACGAGCCTTTGATACTGTCTTCTGAATCTCTGCACGGGCCTTGGCCTTCTGAAGAGCGAGTTGGGTGATGCCTTGGCGCTCTCTCTGCTCTGTCCTTTGTGCGTGGCTGATAGCAGCCTTGCCGACAGAGATGTCTGCCAACTTCTTCTTGGTGTCGATCTCAATGCCTGACTTCGCGGCGAGGTATTGTAGCTTGATGTCTTCTTCGGACATTCCTTGGCCTTGACCCTGCTGGCTTTGCTGCATGTCTTGGAAGACTTGAGCGAGTTGATCTCCGAGCTTTCCTGCTTCTCCCATGCCCTGCATGAACTGCTTGAGGAAATCTTTCTTGCTCTCGTCGCGTGAAATGAAATCGACATGGGCCATAATGTGACCACCTTTGAATTGGATCGAGCGGACGGCTTTGCCGAGTTCGTTGATGTCGGGTGCGCCAGCCTGCACCATCTGCAAGTTGGTTTGCAGTTGGAGCATCAAGTCCGCGAAGTGACCCTGCGCGTGTTCGACATGGGGATCGGTGGGAAGGACTGGGAAGTTTGCTGGATTCACGAACACATCAGTCATGCCTGCGTTCTCGAAACCGATAATACGGGCAGTATCGTCAATGCGTTCTGCCTTGGTGTCGCGGTAACGAACCACATTGTCGCGCCCTGCTAGTGCTGCGATTGCGTCCTTGACTGCGTTCTCTTGCCCCTCGTTCGCTGGAGTGATCGAAGTAAGTTGGACAAGTTTCTCCGCAGTAATAAGTTTGAATGAAGGAGAACCCGCTCCATTGATGAGGTTGCTTCTGACGCTGGTAATGTTCTTCCAAGACGCCGCTTCCTTTGGAGTTCCAAGCTCTTCCAAGATTGTATAGAACTTCTGGACATACTCATAGCCATCATCGTTTCTGTTCGATGATACAAATCGTCGGTAAAGCTCGCGGAAGTATAGCGTTTCGCACTCGTTGAATCGGCGGATTTGAGTTCCAGAAAGTTTCGCGGATTCGGCGGCGTCGAGTTCTGCTTCTCCTTTGGTGCGTTGCTTTCCTCCCATTGTAGGCTGACCGATCCTATACTGCCCTAGATTTCGGTATAGATCGCCCATGTAGAACTGCATGAACGCCATGCTTTCCTGCACCGGAAGTTGGATGCGGTTCTGTGCGAACTTCGCTCCGTCCGGCATGATGGACATTGGAAGCCATTCCATTTGTTTGAGCATCTTCGTGGCATCCGGCCCCTGTCCTTCAAGGAGGAGCATGGAGTTAAGGCGAACCGCGTCAACCAAGCTATTCATCGTGAAGTCATACTGGCGACATGCAACATACGCCGCTTCTGCTTGACTCTTGATGTCGTGGAATAGTCCTGACCCAACCGAGTCTGTCAGCATGTAGAGAATTTCAGACCAGTCGCTGTATGCCCCGACTTGGAGCATCATAAACCCATGCTGGTCGCGGATCGTTGCCTCGCTGATCTTGTTGTTTCCCCTCAATGTTCCATTCACATGGGTGATGATGGGATTGTAGTCTTGGAGAATAACGCCCTTGGATATAGTTCCGTCGAACTCCCTCCAGTAGATTTCGTAGAGGTCGATCTTCTGGTTCACGGATAGCGCCCAGTTGAAGCTGGCCTCCGAAATCATTCGGAAGAAGTCTTCGCGGGTTCGATTATGTTCCGTGAATGCCCTGTGGAACCTAATCGCGTCGATTGTAGCGTCTACATTCCAGCCGAGGGCTTCTGCCGCATCGCGGTTTTGGATGATTTTGTAAAGTTCGTAGGGGGTCGGTCTGCGACGAACAACGAACTCTTCAAGATTGGAGAAATCCACTTTGACATCATCTGGAAAAAGGAGGTCAGATAGAAATACATGCTTTGGCATCCACCCGACTGGGCTTTCCCACATGCCGATGCCCTTTCCGTAGAGCAGCATTTCTTCGATGTCTTGCTCTTTGTTGTAGAGGTAGCCGGGCCATTCGCGGATCGCTTGGTCGAACGCTTGCGTGATGTTCTCCGAGTGCATGAGGCGTTCCCTCTTGTTCCCGAACTTTGTTTTGATCGTGGCACATGCTTGCCTCTCCGTGATGATGTCATAATAGGATGATTTCTGATTGTTTACGATTGCCTCTAGCGTTCCCCAGTTCACATCCGAACTGAATGGAAGCCTCTTCTCTGCAATCTTGCTGTATCCAGTAGGAGGAAACCTCTTGTAGGATTTGTAGACCCTGATCCTTTTGTTCTCCCGCCCGACATTGTTCCTCGCCAGATTGTCCGCGATTGACCAAGCGTGGTTCGCGGAGGAGATTCGTGTTTCGGGGGGATTGCCGTCCGGCCCTAGGGTCAGCAAAGTAAAGTTGTCGTTTCCTACTGAGATTGGCATAGTTCGTTAATTATCGTTGACGATAACCATTTTTCAAAGGATTTTATTCAGCTTGTCCCTCCGCTTGCCACAAGTCGCGCAGCCCTTCGCCTTTTTCTCCAGCTTTGTTCCAGTTACTTTGTCTATGACGCGGGCGACTCCGTGTATAACATTTGCAACAACATCGCCTGATTGACTCCAGCATCGATCCTCTGGCTGGCGAAGACAAATCTGATGCTCGACCTGATACTCAAGATCTGCGGGGATTGGGTGCTTGTTTGCATCCATATCTTTCTTGATGTTTGAGATCAAGTTGTTGTAGGTGCTTCCGTAAACCTTCGCGGGGAATGTGAGGTCGCCGCGCTTGAGGTCATACTTGAAATACCAACCGCCCACTGGAGAAAGATTTTGATCCTTCAGTTTCATCTTGATTTAAGCGGGAAGATGTAGTTTTCTACTTCGCGTGTCAAGAGATTTTGTTGGTCAAAATGGTATCAGGCAATACGGGATGCTTTTTCCCGAAAACATGAATCAGCTTGAAATAGAGTTATATTGCTATGCGATTACTCGCGGTCAGTATGGCAAAACCTATTGTGTGAAAAAGGGATTGGACTTATCTGAGTTCAAGCTGCTCAGTCCATTTGAACACTTCATCAAGGCAGTTCAGTATATGTGGCCTACCGATGTGGTCATTAAAAATAGGGGCTATACGAATACCCAACTTTTGAGGACATTGGAGGAACTCTGCAACAATGACGATGTAGTTCTCGCGGGCGCGGCATCGATGGGAAAGAGCTTCCCTGTTGCATTGTGGGTTTACTTGGATTGGTGTGCCGCACCGCACTGCACATCTGCTTGGGTGGCTACGACCACTCTTGGTGCCTCAGAAGATCGTATCTGGGGTATCATTTCAAAGCTGTGGAAGTGTGCTTCAAACCAGATCGGGAACCTTGTAGATTACAGGCATATGATTGTGTGGGGCGGGGCTACGGGCGATGATGATAAAGACTATCGTAATGCGATTAAGGCTCTTGCATTTCCTCAGGGCAACGAGGGTCAGAAAGCAGTTGATACCACCCGTGGTAGGAAAAATGACAGAGTGCGCCTAGCCCTTGATGAGTTGCCAGAAATGGAAATGGGTGCGCTGACTGCGAAAGTGAACCTGACCTCCAACGATGACAAGGTGTTTATCGGTATCGGAAACCCTTCTGTCGGGGACAATCCTCACACTCGCTGGTGTATGCCTAAAGGTGCCACGAACTTTGATGGTGTGGATATGGGGATGGATAAGTGGGAGACGGAGACTGGTATATGTTTATTCTACAACGGCATGAAGTCCCCGAACTTCCAAGCCCCGGCTGGCGAGCCGCCTCCTTTCCCGTTCCTCATGGATCGTAACAAGCAGGCGCAGATGCTCAAGCAGTGCTATGGCGACGAGAATGCTGTAGACTATGTTCGCAATGCTATCGGATGGTGGCCCAAGTCCGGCTTTGCCCAGACGATCCTGACCGCCGATGTGATCCGTAATGCCAATACCAATGAAGAGCCTCTATGGGACTCTGAGGGACTGGTGAAGGTCGCGGGATTCGATACTGCCTTTACTGCTGGCGGCGATAGATGTGTGCTGACTGTCGGCAAGCTAGGCTATGTGCGCGGAACTAGGAATCGTGTCCTCTATCTGGAAAAGCAGCATGTCATTCAAATATCTGCTACTGCTAGCGCGGAATTTGAGATTCAGTTAGCCACAGAAACTGTTCGTATCTGCCGCGAGGCGGGTGTGGAACCAAAACGATTCGGTATGGATGTCTCTGGAGATGGCGGTAGGGTAGCCCAAGCTATCATCCGCGAGTGGCTCAAGTATGAATCCAGCGGGCACAGCATCGTTCTGATTAGTTCCATGGGTAAACCAACCGACCGAATCGCCGCCGATGTCGATAAGCGTCCATGTAATGAAGTCTATGACAGAAGAGTATCGGAATACCATTATAGCATATTCCATGCGCTGAAATCGAGAGTTCTTTGGGGCATTGACTATGCCTCTGATCTTGGTCGTGAACTCTGCCTGCGGAGATACTCCATAAAGAATAAGAAGATCAGTATCGAAACTAAGAGTGATTATAAAAGCAGAATTGGTTCATCGCCGGATTGCTTTGTAGAGGGAACAATGATTCTTACTCCGGGCGGAGATGTTGCAATTGAAAACTTGAGGGCGGGTGATGAGGTTATAACGCCTCACGGAATTACGCGGATAGCATTTATCCACGATGAAATTACCAATGAGATTTGCACCGTTGAATTTAGCGATGGACGGGTTTTGTCTGGAAAGGGAAAACATAAAGTGTTCACATGGGAAGAAGGGTGGGTCAGGCTTGACAATCTTTCCGCTATGTATACATTAGAGTCTGTAGAAAGATTACCACTATGGAGCATCCTAAATTCATTATTCACAACGGACGAAAATACGGCATTCAAACAACGGGTCGATATTATCAAGACTGGAACAAGGCTGCTGGCGAGAGACTTCTACATCGAGTCATATGGATTGAGAAAAACGGGCCTATTCCTGATGGCCTTGAAGTCCATCACAAGAATGGCGATTGGACTGATAACAGAATTGAAAATATGGAGCTTCTTTCAAAGTCCGAACACATGCGAATGCATATGCGGGAGCGCCTCAAAGACGAACACTATTACGCAAGAAACCTCGAACACCTCAAGCTCGCGCAAGAAGCGGCAAAAGAATGGCACAAGTCAGAAGAAGGAAGAGAGTGGCATCGCAAGCACGCATACAATAGCATACTTAAAAGAGAAAAGTTTGAAGGCGCTTGTCGCTACTGCGGAAAAGCAGTTGTCACCCAAAACAAATCTAAATCAAAATACTGTAGTGGGGCATGCTCCCAAAATGCAACGCGACACAAATATCAAACGGCTACTTTCAATTGCGAAGAATGCCACAAAGATTTTAAAGATGCTCCTTGGTCTAAAAGGAGGTTCTGCTCCCAAAGCTGTTCGACAATCTTTAAGAACAAAGCCCGCAAGGGTATTAAACTTGGTCCTCGAAAACCAAAATGTGTATTATGCTAACGGTCTTCTTGTCGATAATTGCGCCGACTCACTAGCCTATGCCGTCGATATGGCCCGCCGATATGGACTCGTTTTTATCGGTAACGATAAACCTGTTCCGACTAATCGATTCTGGGCGCGGGACGAGAAGAAGGTCGAGATGCCCGACGAAGAGTATGGCTCCCAAGACTGGGGAGAGGATTAAGCCGCCTCCCACTGGCGCTCTACACGATCCTCAAGCCACACGACAACTGGATTCCACTCACCTTCCTCTGGCTTCTCGATCTTCACTAGCGGAATGATCGTGGGTTCCACCCAATCTTCCGGTGTTGGATATGGAGCCAAGGTATCCATACGCGGATTCCCTTCGTCATCCAAGACAATCGAGATGAGTTCTTTTCTGCCGTCAGCGAATACTACTCCGTAGGTCTTCATAATTATGTTCCGTAAGCTACTTCTACCACATCGACTGCCGCCACCCAGCGCCATGTCTCTGCCGCGATTCCGGTGACTTCCACCTTCAGCGCATCGTTCGTATCGTTTGCTGTGATGCTGATGCTGGTGCTTGCCGCTTCATCTGTGCCGATGGTGTTTACAGTTCCAACGAGTGAAGTGGTTCCAGCGACATTCTTGATAGAGAACTGGCGAATGTAGCTTGCCGCCGCCGTTCCATCACTCTTGATGCCAGCGATGTTGATTGTGCCTGTGAGGTATTTCCCAGATGGGATCGTGAGGCGGGTTGAGGAGCCGTCGAGGAAAAGTTCAACTGCGCTGTTCGTTGTGGTTTTGTTGCGAAGGACAAAGCGGGCGCGCTGGGCATCGCCGTTGGCTGCAAAGCGGCCTGATGCATTAGCTTGCATTCCGCGCCTATCAGCTACCGCGTGTTGACCGCCAAGAATAGAAGCCCATTGATTACTTGCTGTATTATCGCTGCCGCCGCATATTACTGCGGACCTTGCAGACGAAGCATTGTTTCTGCCAATTGAGACCGCTTCATCTGCTGTTGCGGAAGCAATAGACCCAATGGCCGTTGCCCCAAATCCTCCGGTCGTTGTGCAATTCCCTCCAATTGCAATTGCCGCCCAATCTCCACTTGCCGTGCATGTATCTCCAATTGCAATGCTTGGTTGAGAGCCTCCGCTTGCAGTCAATCGTGATCCAATTGCAATAGCTCCAGCACCACTTGCCACTTGCGACGCTGAAGTCCTATTTAACTGCAAATCAATGGCTCGCGACCCCCTTGCATTTCCTCCAACCGCAGTCCCATCTGGTTTTTGCCCAAGAATAAACGCCCCCGTGCCTTTCGGCGTGAGGACGAGTGCGCTGTTCGTCTGACCAGAGTGCTGGTTGGTCAGCGCAACATTATTCTGGGTGCTAGTGGTAGCATCGTCAATCACGATGTCACTCCCCTGTGCCGTCACGCCACCAGTCCCATCCGCCCGTGGCACAGCATTGTCCACCGTGCCAAGAGTTCCTGCAATCGTTCCAGTCCCACCTACGATGACTTCCGCGCCAGCAGAGTCTTTGATGTAGGCTTTATTATCACTCTTAATGTAAAGCGCAGCGTCACCGCTGTTCGGTGTAAGTCCGGTGCTGTGCGTGAAAATCGCGGCGTTGGCGAAGTGTCGGTCTGGTGAAGGCATGATTCATTACTATGCACATCCTTCTTGGCGATGCAAGATGTTTTATCGGTAACGATAAAAGGAGATGCGGCAGGGACGCGTATGCATCCGCTCTTCAGGTGTCGGGTTTCAGGAGTAAACAGGGCTTACGGCCCCCCGATCCCGCTAGGCTCCTTCACGCGATGCGATGACCCCGGA